TGACTTCTAAACCACCGTCCAATATAAGTGGTCTATGTCCGCCTGCTTCTGGATTATATCTTGATCTCCATGCTGCAAGCATCCTTTCTTTAATCTTTTCGCTAAGAGTATTCGGGCTCTTTATTACTAGACCAGGTACTGCTCCATTCTTAAAGAAGTTCTCTTGGAACTTTCTCATCGAGCCAAGTAGCTGCATTCGCTTATACGCTGGCTTGAGTCTTGGAACTCCCCTGTACATAGAGTTAAATGAATTCTCTTTTACATGTATAATCTCTTGAGGACTATACTCTAATCTTCCATCATATATAAAAGATTTTATATAAGTAGTTTCATCCGTCTCGATATCAACATTTCGAGCTGGTAGTTGATATAGGTGTGCACCATCAAAATAGACGAAAATATTTCCATCTATTAGTAAATCTATAATTAAGTTTCTTTTGAATGTATTTATATCCTGAAACGGATTAGGTTCAGTATTCAAAAGTAAATCAACCCTCGATTTTCTAATATTTTGAAATACTGGTGCTAATGGTAATTTTCTCCCTATGTCGACTCTAATTTCTGAAACATCATCTACGATCATGTTTACGGCACGATTAACTACTTCAAATTGTTCGTATGCATTTGCATAGTTTACATAATTTTCACTAGTAGATACAGTAAACCCTTCCTCACGAGCTATAAACTCTTGGGCGGGATTATTTTTTTCTTCCCTTTTAAATATATTACTATACCATGCCATACTTATCTCTTTGCTTCTCTACCCACCGTTTTTGTTTGGGGCCTGTTACTAACTTGGGTCTCTTACCATAAATTGAATGCAACTTTAAGTGATGAGTATGACAAAGAGTTACTGCCTCATCGTACAGCTCTACCATGTGCTCTTCTATAAATGTATCCCTGACTCCCATGATATCTTCAGCTGTGTGTATTGTGATCTTATTTTTACGCAACCAGATATCTAGCAATTCTGTTAATCCGTAAAAGTGATGAAAATCTAGGTTCGCATCACTACCGCAAATAAAGCATTGCGTCCCCTTCTGGTACCTCGCCTTTGCTTTATCTCTAACGTATTTTACTAGGTCTCGTTTTAGGTCCATTTACAGTTTTTCACTTTTAAAAATTATACCAAAGATAGGGTACGAAAGTCAAGAGTTATTTTTTTCTTGGTAGCCTTAAAAAGTTCCTGCGGAAACTTCAAAGCTGTATAGTGCGTACCTCAACGCATCCGACATGTGAGAAAACCTATCATGCTTAGGCTTCTCTCTTAATAAATTAGGATTGGGGTCCCATTGATACTGGTCTAAGCATTCTAAAGTATGCTCACATTTCTGACTTACCAGTAATCGATTATTGTCTACAACATTTGCGACGTGTGCAATACCATCCAATACTGATTTCTTGGCGTTAATTGTTGTAATATCGTAGTTCTGGGCGAAGTCGAACCGAGTCTGCTGTGCGGCCGAATCGATGTAAATATAGTCGATATCCCATTTGTCAATAAGTTTTTGTATTTCAAGAGCGTGTTGCTCAGTTGTTTTTTCTGCATCAATATACTCGTCTACTACATAGTAAGTTTCACTGTCCCAATCGTAAGCAATGACGCAGAAAGCGGTGGGGTCTTTGTATCCTACGTCAAGTCCTGCAAACACATCCATACCTTCAGGTTTAAACTGATCGGTATTAGTAGTGCATTTTTCATAATCAAAATTCCAAATTTGCCCTTCATAAGTATTAAAATCAGCTAAATACTCTTGGGCAAATTCAGCCGTGGACATGGACTTTTTGGCCTCTGAGATATCCGTCTCACTAAGCCGAGGGTTTTCATGGTAAGTTGCCTTAACGGAAATCCATTCTGGAAACTCATCACTAAATCCCCTATAAAAGAATTCAGCAAACCAATTATTCCTGCCTCTAGGAGTAGAAATAAACAACGCTTTGCTGTTTTGTTTATCTAGTGTAGGCCTCAGAGCGACATTGAAAGCCTCTCGTCCATCGGTCAAAGCTGCTTCGTCAAAAATAATTAGATCATAACTTCTTCCAACTACTGAGTCTACCTGATTAATAGATCCCATTCTTATAGTAGAATTATTAGAGAGTTCTATGACTCTATCTTTTGCGTTATCTCTAACTACTTCCAAATCAAAGTGCTTTATCAAATTTCTCTGTAGATCAAAAGAAATTTGAGAAAGCGAATAGTTCGGAGACATAAGTAGTACATTACTTCCAGGAACTAAAACCGTTAGTTGTCCAATTATATTAGCTATATAGGTTTTACCCTGTCGTCGAGACAAGGCTCCTGCTATGAAACGATACTTAGGATTATTTATTGCATTTATAATCCCTATCTGAGAAGGGATTGCTTCTATGCCTAGTAAATCCAAGTAAGGAGTTACGGGGAGCTTTATAAATCTTTCTTCGCTTGAGTAGTTCATTAACTGATCTCCCAAGACATCCGCTCTGCTTATTTCTAACATTTAGTGTACGACTATTCCCGGTTGGGATAGCTCCTCTTGTGGGTTAGTTATTAATTTATTAGCTTGTGCTAATCTGTATAGGTGGGTGAATCCAGTAGCCATGTTTATAGTACCTAAATCATTAGGATCTATTTCCTCTAGCTTTAACTCTTCTTTTCCGTATTTACGCTGTAAGTCCACCAAGGTATTTTGACAGTCATCTAGTACTTGACTAAGCCAAAAATCATGTGGATCTATTTCATTATCAATCATCTTTTAATAAATTCCTATAAAGCATAGCAGAGTGGTCATAGAAAGAGTCAAACCACTGACGCTTTTTCCAAGCAGCTTTTCTTCCTCTCCAAGAATCTTTAAAGCTCTGCCACCAAGTTAAATTTCTAATCTGGCCACGAGCATTAATATAATTTAAAGTACCTCCGTCATAGAATAACCATCCCATTTTCAAAGGGACTCTTGGTACTATATCATTATTATTAACAAAACGTTGCCAGTCACCACAGTCTCGTTGTATTCGTTCACAAAATACACGATTACCGACCCTAGGCTGTCCATACGTATACAACTCTTTTACGTTATAACCAGATTTTAAAAGAAACCCAGTCATAATAACTGCCATTGCACCACCTAAGCTGTGTCCTGTTACTGCGATAGGTTTTTCATCATCAGGCAGATTCTTTATAACCTTGGGGAAGAGAGAAAAAGCCTCAGACCAAAAGCCTGAGTGAATTTTCTCTCCAGTTCCGGCAGGGTCGATACGCCAAAACTTTAGGTCAGCCGTTATATCTTTCAGTTGGGAAGGTTCAGTACCTCTACAAGATATAACCGTTGCTTCGGGGGTGAAGAACATCCACGCCTCTGCGTTATCTGACTCCATGAACTTAGCACGGTCAAACGCAGGGTCGTTGGACTCTCCAGGATTACAATACGCTAACTGAGCTAGCTTAGCATAAGTGTAATTCTTACTCATCTTCTTCTGCAGCAGGTGCGGGCTCGGGCTCAGGAGCAGGTGCAGGTGCAGTGCCTCCATCAGCAGCTTCTGCTTCTTCTTTAGTAGCATGAGTACTTGCTACATTACCGTCTTCATCTTGTACCATCCAGTACGCTCCACCAGGTCCTTTTGCTATTGCCATATCTTTCTCCTAACTAGCCTCTTGCCAACATTGGCAATCATTATCTTTGCAATTTTCTTCATTACAAAATTCTTCTGTACAAACACAATCTGGGTTATTGCATTCCATCTATTTTCTCCTCGAGTCTTTCCAAGATTCTCTTGTTGCCCTCGACTTTTGTCTCAACTACAGACATTCTTTGATAAAATTCTACTCGGTCATGATCGACTGCTGAGTGTAACCCTTCGAGTCGCTCGACTGAAGCTTGTACACCAGATGCCCACCATATAATTCCTGCAAACTGTACTATTAGGACTGTTAGAGTCCCTAGCTGTATTTTGTCTAACCGAAGTGCCACGATTTACTCCTAATTTAATGGGTTAGATAATTCATCCATACCCAGCCAGATATCGTCAATTTCTTTATCGACTTTATCTAATTTACCGTCGAACTGCTTTAAATAACTTTCAAATCCTTCTACTTTGCCCACTATTAATTTTGCTTCAGTAACAGTTGTTTTCATAGCTTCTACATCTTTCTCCGCTTGTATTACTCGTTCCTTAATAGCTAATAAATCTCTTTGTTGTTCGATAATGGTTTTTAGGTTTACCCCTAACTCGGCTAGCTTTCCTTGAAGACTTTTAATATCTTGATCTTCAAGTTCCTGTTTTATTAATTCTATAGATTCATGTAGAGGAGTAGTGTCGGGAATCTCATAGGCTTCAACTGCTTCTAGTCTGCTGTATAATTCACTTGCAGTCCATATTGCTCCACCAATAGTAGATACAAAACCAAGTACTATGGCTATGTATACTCCTTTAAAACTTACCCCGCCTACATTTATTTCTGTTTCTTCTAAAGACATTTAATTTCCACAATTTGTTTCGTTAAAGAAACAATCATATCCTAGATAAGTAGGACTTGTAGTGTAAAACAAACTATTAGCTCCAGCGGTTAATACATCAGTTTCAGTAGTAAATAAGTCAATCCCTAAACCATCTGTACCATCTATATAAACACCACTACCACTATTACTGGTAGACCACATAACAACAACCATATTATTGTTATTGTTATAAGAAACTGAAGCGTCAGTTACAAAACTTGCATCTGCGTTCTCAGCTCCTTGATCGAAAAAAGCAGTAGCATTAGTATCATTTGCTAATCCTATATAAGCCGCTGCTTGTTGGGCATAAGTCTCTATATCATCTAGAGACTCATTGTACTCTGTAACTGTTTCTTGGCTAAGAGTTAGTTGTTGTTCATTAAGTTCGACATATTCAACTACTAACTGCTTTTGCTCAGGAGTTCCGTCTTCTTGAGCTGTCTCCGCCATTTCTGCTATTTCCATAATAGTGGAAATTTCTGTGGCTGTATCTACAAAAGTATCTACAGCATCGTTCATGTTGTCTATTGCTATATCTCCTTGATCTAGTAAATATAGCTCCGCATCGTAAAAAGTAGAACCCGCAACTACTGCAAGAGTATTATTGTAAGCTTGCACTTGTGCCTGGGTTATTAATCCTCCGTGTACTATTCCGTTTGGTGCGACTTCACCATTTATTGTAAGAGCCATTATACCGCCTGTTGCTCGAATACCATAATCTAGGCTGTTTAATACACTTCGACTATCAGTGACTAAATCATCAATCGAGTCGGCTTGAACGGAAACGTTCAGAGATACTAAGGCCATTGCTGCCGTTAGTAATATCTTCTTCACTAGTCTCTCCTATTCCCAAGATGGTATTGTACCATTCTTCCTGTTCCTTATATCCGGGTATATAGGTAACAGGGTTTTGTTTCATTATTAAGTACGCTCTTTTCCCTACTACTAGCTTGCTGTTTCTAATGAGAGGACAGGGTGTACCGGAAATAAACATCGATTTCCAAACCTCTTCATCTTGACACATTCTAGCTACTGCGGCAACTTTCATTCCTAAGTCGTTTAAAACTTTGGAGTCCCTTCTCCTGTTGCACTCTTCATCTACTCTATAAACTCCAGTACTAAACCCAAACATTTGTCCTTGGGCAGCACCTGATATTCCTTGTAAGCAAGTCTCCGATCCTGTACTTATGTAGGAGGGTGACATTGCTGATGAAGCCGGCATACCCGAACTGCCCGCTCCATTATATGTTTTTGAATTGTTAGTACTACTATTATTACTATTAACGGAACTGTTCTGATTAACTGTATTTAAACTTCCGTCTTGGTTGGTGTCTCCATCTACTTGTCCATCAATAGGTACTAAGGGTATTTCCGGAGGCGACTCCGGTACAGTAGGCCCTTCTGCAAATAGCGCGGGGGCGGCTAATATAAGCATGAAGAAAACTAATCTTTTCACTTTTTAATCCCAAAACTTAGTGCTCCCTGGTAGGTTTATAGGCACACAATATGCTGATATATTATGCTGCCTAGGCCGTCTATCCCTATAATGGACATTTCCGTGTTCTATTGCATGGGCAAACTGATTACAACGGTATACGTCTCTAAAATACCATCCGGTATTGTCCAATGCGTTATCATTAACGATAACTACTAACATAAACGCTAATATTGTCATGTTAGCATCGCGATAATAAGTGTAAGTACTATTCCCGCGATAATTACTCCTATCAAACTTATAAGACTTACATTTATTACGGTCTTAATTAGCTCTTGTCGTCTCTTTTTTGCAATAATTATAGCTTTTACTTGAGCCTTATGTCTTTCTCTTGAGTCTTTTAGGGCTTGCTGGTAATTTTCCCATAATGTTTGCCCTTCTCGACTCATAATACACATATTATGAAGTTCTGTATTATACCTATCTATTTGCTGTTTAGCCATCGCTACTTTCATAGCTTCTTGTGGCGTAAGAGGGGCTACTAAACTGGCCCTCTTTTCTATTTCGTACTTTTGAAGACCGTCTTGGAAGCTAGTGAGTCCACCCATTATTCCTTCTATATTGCCTTTTGCCTCTTTTGCTTGATTAAAAAGAGAATTAATAGCACTTAACCCAGCCGTAACTGCAGCAATAGACTCTATAACCAATGTTTTCTCCGAATATTCTCCTTACCTATAAAAAGTGTGGTTGTCTATGACAACGATTTTATGTAAGTGCTTGCTCCATTCGGGACTTACTTGGTCATTATGATAATGAGTAGCTCCTTCCGTAAAATCGTACATATTTTTATACAGCAGACTTCTAGCAATTCCGATTGACTCATTCCAAGTTACACTATCAACTGGTTTGTCCGGTTTACCATCACAGAACCAGCTAAATTGACACTTCCATTTCACAGGAAATGTCATTCCAGAGCTTGTTTGATACGTGGGACCTTGTGTTACTACCCCACAAATAGACTCTGGATATCTTTCCATCACTGTTCTGTTTATAGTCACATGACCAACTGCCATTTTACCGGCTACTGATTGGTTCCCTGCTTCCATATAAATATTCATTGCCATACAGGTCACATCAGGACCAAGGTGCATGGCTTCAGGCGTCATTAAAAAGGACGCCACTAACATTAGTTCTTTAATCATACGAAATAATTAACCGAGTACTGATTGGTTATTTTTTGTAGTACACCATTTCTATCATAAATAGTTATGTTATAGAACCTATCAATGTACTGCCTTTCCCCATATGTTCTACCAGGTAAAATCTCGGTAGTCTTATAGGGTATGTTATATACCGCTGTCGGAGGATAAGTTAGTATTGCTTCCATTTTTCTTGTTCCTCCTAAATCCCGCTGCTTTCACAGCTTTATGTAATCTGCCTTTCTTCATCAGTTTATTAAACTGCTTCCATGTCTTTCTCATATTTACTCACTTTTCAGAAGTTTGTCCATTAATGCCCCATAATTACCTTGTCCGAATGGTACTTCGGAATTTATCATGACGTTGTTTTGTGTTTTAACAGTAGAGCCATTAGCTTTCTCCAGCTCTGTC